TAAAAGCAGCTTAACAATGCGGGTATGGTGTAATGGTAACCCGAAACCTTGCCAAGGTTTAGTTGAGAGTTCGATTCTCTCTACCCGCTCCAATAAGAGTGCAAGCTCTTTTTAAATCTTGCCTTTGTGTGGCACCGAGCATTGCTTCTACTTGAATAAGTATCGGTGTAAATGCGGGATTCGTTTAATGGTAGGACCTTAGATTTCCAATCTAAAGACAACAGTTCGATTCTGTTATCCCGCTCCATATTTCGGAGAATGACTAAGTGAAAAATATTTGTATCTTAAAAACTGGTATTGATGTTTCAAAAATTAAACAACAATTAGAAGACCATGCAGGTGATTGGAATAGCCAACGAAAGATTGATGGCGCCGAATCGATGCTTGACCGAGGTTGGATGGAAATTGACACAGGCGTTCTTCAGTTAATCATTGGTGCAGTTAGAAGTAAGAATGAATTTGTTGGTGATACTGAGCTTTGTATGCCAACACCCGCTTATAACAAACACACCGAGATTATAAAGTTCCTGCACGAAAATGGATTTGAGAAACATCGTAGATGCGGTTTCTTATCGATTCCTGTTGGTAGTGAAGTAGGTTCTCATTTTGATGAAGGTACATATTACCTGAATAAAGATAGATTTCATTTGTCCATTCAAGGAACATATGAATACACAGTTGAAGATGAGAAAGTTATTATTGAACCTGGAACATTATTTGCTTTCAACAATAAACTTTTTCATAGCGCTAAGAATGTCGGAATGATTCCACGTTGGACTTTTGTGTTTGATGTGCCACGAGATTCTTGGAATAAACAAATGTATCCTGATGTTGTATTGGGATGGTAAAAACAATGGTGACCATAGTGTAAAGGTTTAGCACCCAACTCTGTGAAAGTTGTAGAATGGGATCGTTACCCATTGGTTACCCCAACTAGGAGTTAATATGCCAAGCGTATTTTTAGTAAGTGATACTCATTTTGGCCACATGGGTGTATGTAAGTTCACACGAAACGATGGCGTGACAAAGCTTCGTCCGTGGGATAATGCCGATGAGATGGATGAAGAAATGGTTAAACGTTGGAACGATACAGTTCGACCAAATGATAAAGTATATCATCTTGGTGATGTAGTTATTAACCGTAAAGCTCTTTCAATTATGAGTAGACTTAATGGCGACAAGGTCTTAATTCGTGGCAACCATGATATTTTCCGTGATGATGAATATAGATTATACTTCCGTGAATTACGTGCGTATCATGTAATGAACGGAATGATATTAAGTCATATACCTGTGCATGAAGAAAGTTTAGGTCGTTTTGGCACAAACATTCATGGTCACCTACATGCTAATCGTGTTAAGAAGCCTAGAGGATATGATGTGAAAAAAGGCACCATGTTGTATAGTGATGAAATTGATTCTAGATACCATTGTGTGTGTGTTGAACAAACAGATTTTGCACCTATTCTTTTTGAAGATGTGATTAAACGTATCGAATCTGAAGGTGGCGCAGTAGGATTTAAGAAGCCTTGATAGCTCAGGGGTAGAGCGTCTCCTTTACACGGAGAGGGTCCGCGGTTCGAAACCGTGTCAAGGTACCAAAATTATGAAAAAGATTATTGTTAATGGAACGTTCGACATATTACACGTTGGACATATTAAGTTGCTTGAGTATGCTAAATCTCTTGGAGACTATTTGACAGTTGCCATAGATACAGATGAGCGTGTTAGGTCTTTGAAAGGCAATCAAAGGCCTATCAACAATTCTTATGAACGTGCCACTATGTTAATGGCACTTAAATCGGTAGACATGGTGGCAATTTTTGGAACCGATGAGGAATTGATTGACTTAATTTCCAATCATGATATAATGGTCAAAGGTTCAGATTATAAAGGTATACCTGTAATCGGTGAACAACATATAAAAGTAATTTACTATGAACGAATTGAAGAATATTCAACAACAAAAAAAATTCAAAGTATTGTTGATAGGTGATGATTGTATTGATGTGTATCGTTATGGTACGATTGATAGAATTTCTCCCGAAGCACCAGTACCCATTTTTAAATTCTCCCATCAAGAAAAACGACCAGGCATGGCCGGTAATGTTTTTTGTAATTTAGAAGCGTTAGGTTGTGAAGTAACATTCCTAAGTAATGGAACTTCTGTAAAAACCCGTTTGATTGATATGAGAAGCAGACAACATATTGTTCGTATGGATGAAGATGTTCAATGCCAACCAATCGACCTAATTCCTCAATTGGGTTTTGATTTTGATGCTGTCGTTATTTCAGACTATAACAAAGGCACCGTTACATATGAATTGATTGAAGAATTGATTAATCATTTTAATGGTCCTATTTTTGTAGATACTAAGAAAACGGACTTGAAACGTCTTAATGGATGTTTTGTTAAGATTAATGAGTTAGAATATAGTTTGTTAAAAACAGAATGTGAAGATTTGATTGTAACTCTTGGTGATAAAGGTGTTAGATACAATAATTTTATTTTTGGTGCACCTAAAGTTGAAGTGAGTGATGTAACAGGTGCTGGTGATACATTTTTATCTGCATTAGCTTACGCATATCTCAATACGCAAAATATTGAGTTGTCTATTCCTTTTGCTATTAATGCAGCAACAGTAACAGTTCAAAAACTTGGTGTTTACGCACCTACTATGGATGAAATATTATGAAATTAGAAGGATTAGTTCCAAAAGGATGGGGCTCAGAATTTATTTGGGCAACTAATGATAAGTATTGTGCTAAGTTTCTTAGTTTTGAAACTGGCAAAAAGTTCAGTATGCACTTTCATGCTGAAAAAGATGAGACTTGGTATGTACTAAGTGGTAAATTTGAAGTCAGATATATTATGACACAAGATGCTAGTGAACGAAGTGAGATTCTAGGACCTGGTCAAACATGGCGTAATGAGCCTTTAGAACCACACCAACTTATTTGTATAGAACAAGGAAGTATTATTGAAGTAAGTACACCTGATTCGGTTGAAGACAATTATCGTGTAGCGCCTGGAGATTCCCAGAAATGAACATTCTTCTAACTGGCCATAAAGGTTTTATTGGTAGTCATTTACTCAAGGCCTTGGAAAAAGAAGGCCATTTTGTTGATGTGTTTGAATGGGGTCAAATTCTACCAAGCATTATGGAACAAGATTGGGTTATTCATGTTGGCGCTATTAGTGCAACAACAGAGAAAGATATTGAAAAAGTTTTGAGCCAAAATTTAGATTTCAGTATTCAATTGTATAATTCTTGTAAGACGTACGGCGTTAATTTTCAATATGCCAGTTCAGCTAGTGTTTATGGAATGAACCAAGAGTTCACAGAAGAATCTCCTGTTGACCCTAGAACACCATATGCGTGGTCGAAGTACTTATTTGAAAGACATGTACGTAGGCATCCATCTGGTTCAATCGTACAGGGTTTCAGATATTTTAATGTATACGGCTCGGGTGAAGAACATAAAGGTTCTCAAGCAAGTCCATGGACACAATTTGCAAAACAATATAAAGAAACTGGTAAAATAAAATTATTTGAAGGTTCAGAAACAATGCTTCGTGACTTTGTGCCTGTTGAACAGGTAGTTAAGACACATCTAGATTTTCTCAAAGTGAAAGAATCTGGTGTATGGAATGTAGGCACAGGAAAAACTAAGAGTTTTTTAGATGTTGCTAAAGTAGTAGCACCTGAGAGTTCTTTTGAGTTTGTGCCAATGCCAGAAAATTTAAAGAGTTCATATCAATACTATACATGTGCTGATATGAGTAAGACAGTTAAAACGCTCTCATAGTATAATGGTATTACACATCCTTGGTAAGGATGAAACACAAGTTCAATTCTTGTTGAGAGCACCATGCCAAGATAGCTCAGTTGGTAGAGCGACAGACTGAAAATCTGTGCGTGGTCGGTTCGATTCCGTCTCTTGGTACCAATGAATAAAATTGCCCCGATGGTGGAATTGGTAGACACGGTGGTCTTAGAAGCCACTGCTTCGGCATCCGAGTTCGAGTCTCGGTTGGGGCACCAAAAAGAGTCTTGGACACGCAGACTTTAAAGCGAAGTGGGAGTAGGTGGAAGCCCTACACCTAATTAGCGAGTATGGTGAAATAGGTAGACACAAGAGACTTAAAATCTCTCGCTCGCAAGGGCATGCCGGTTCGATTCCGGCTACTCGCACCAATATATCTGGCGTTCGTTCAACGGATAGGACATGATTCTTCTAAAGTCATTATGGGGGTTCGATTCCCTCACGCCGGGCCATTTTAAGTTGCCAAAAAATACTAAATAGCGGTAAGTGTGGCTGTTATAATTCCTGTTTGAGATTACTATGTAAAATACACCTCAAAAAGGAAAGTCATGCAAAAACTTTTATTGGCTGGATTATTGTCTTTTGTTACAACAATAGCTTTATCCCAAACACTGGTCAATCAAGGCGGATACGATTCTAAAAGTTTGGTCGATACCAATAGTACTAGCACAAGTACCAGCACAATCAATACCAATAACGTTAATAGTGGCACTATAACAAATATCAACCAAACTACGGTTGGTAGTACCAGTGTTAATACAAATAATAACAATAACGTTAATACTGGTACAATGACGAACAATAATAACAATAATAATGTTATGAGTGGTTCGGTTACTTACACCAACAATAACAATAACGTCAACAGCGGTACTCAAACGTTTAATAACAACAACGTAAATACTGGTGACATGACGAATCGTAATATTAATACCAGCACAAGTACATCAACAAATACCAATATTAATAAGAACGAAAATACTGGTACTATGACGTATAATAATAACAACGTCAATACATCAACCAGTGATAACAAAAATACAAATATCAATACAAGCACCAGCACAAACCAAAATAATAATGTGAATACTGGTGATATGACCAATCGTAACATCAATACATCAACATCGGCCAGCACAAGTTCTAACGTTAATCAAAATGCAAACGTCAATCAGAACATCAATTCTGGTGAGATGACCAACCGAAATATTAACGATACCAATATTACACAGAAAATTATTCAACCTCCACCAACAGCAGTTGCACCAGCAATGATGAGTGGTGGTAATGCAGACTTGTGTTCTACTGGTACTTCTGGTTCTGTACAAACTCAAATCTTTGGTGTTTCTAGTGGCGGAACAGTTAGAGATATGAATTGTGAACGTTTAAAGTTATCTAAAACTTTATATGATATGGGTATGAAAGTTGCAGCTGTTGCTACTATGTGTCAAGACCGCCGTGTCTTTGATGCTATGATGGCAGCTGGTACACCTTGTCCATTCGAAGGTCAAATTGGTGCTCAAGCTAAAGCATCATGGGAAGCAAATCCAGAAAAAGTTCCAACAATCGATGAGGTAAAAACAGATGACACTTATAAGAAAGTTGGCATCGGCGCTCTTCTTGGCGCTCTTGTGTTCAAGTTATTCTAACGCTCAGGTATTAGACTACACTACGGGAAGTTTAACCAACTTCTCAGGCTCGCCTACGACTACCACATCCAATTGGAATAATGGTGTTTATGTAAATCAGTTGTGTTTTGGATATGGAGATCCAGGAAACTGCGGACCAAATCCTAGTATCAGAGCATCTACAGGTAGTATTAATTTCTCTTATGGTCTGACCGATTTAAATCAGGTTATTAATGCTGCGGCAGCCGTTCCAAGTAATGCACTTAACATTACCGGATTTACATATAGTTTTCAAGCAAAAAATGGTAACGGCTGGGATGATGGTCGTGTAGATACTCTTAGTGCATATGTTAAATTATATGACAAGACAAATACTGGATTATTGGAAAATTACAATTACAACTTGAATCAAAAGTTTAACTGGACCACATTCAATTATAATGAAACATTTACAACACCTCGAGCTGTCACATCTGTAGGCAATGTACAATATGGTTTTGTAGGCAAAGACAATAATTATTGGGCAGGCAATTATGGTCCCGAAATTATGAATGTTAACTTTGCTTTGAAGTATTCAGTTGATCCATGTAAATCTAATCCTGCTTATAGTCCAACTTGTGCTGGTTTTAGTGACCTTGTAACCAGTCGAAACTTTTCATCACAAATGTATGGTATTAACCAAGCATTAGCTAGTGCTGGTTCAGACATTAAAATTAGTGGTCTGAATTATGGTTATGCACTCTATGTTGGTGGTGATTGGTGTTCACAAACTTTCTTAGGATTATTTTGTACTAGAACTGACCCATCTATCATGAAGGTTGATGTTAATGTTACTTCAAGTACTGGTGCAAGTTTGTATAGTGCCGTACATGAACATTATCAACAAGACACATTTGGAAATTACAGTTACACATACTTGTTTCCAACTCAAAGAACACCCGCATCTATGGGTAACTTTTCTATATCACCTAGACAATATGGTACAGGTGCAATGTATAGTAACTGGAGTAATTGGATTTATACACCAGACAAATGTGTTATAGACCCACTTTCTAGTTCAACATGTCCTGGTTATGCTGTAGCTTACGCAAAAAATTTATTGTTAGGTTCTACCGTGTCATCGGCATCTGCGCCAGCTGCGGCTGCATCATATTCACAAGGAACAACAAATATGAATACTGGTGCACCTTTGAATAATGGACAAACTCCACCACCAAACGGTGCGCCAGACCCAATGCAAACTGCTCAAGGTCCTGCACCAGCGGGTCAGCCACCGCAACAACAAGGTCAACAAGGACCTGGCCCGCAACAAGGGCCAGCGCCAGACCCAAATCAAAACCCATCTGTTGCACAAATGGATCCGGCACAACCAGGACAACCAGGTCCACAACAACAAGCAGGACCTGCACCAACACAACCACAACCAGCAGGCGGACCTCCACAAGTTACACAACAATCTGCACCACCACCAAGTTCTGGTGGACCTGCATCATCTGGCAGCGGCCCAGCAAAAAATAATGATGGACCTAAAATGTCCACTTCACAAGCTTTAAGTATTGTTAAATCTGTACAAGAAAAGGATAAAGCAGTTCAACAGATGGCAATTCAAAATGCAGCTAAAGTTGTAGAAGGTTCAACACAACAATCACAAGCTACTGTGGTATCTGCACTAACATCGTTGAATGACATGAGCGCTAGTTCAGCGGCTTCTGCTGCGGCATTTTCAAGTCAAACTACACAAAACTCAATCCAAGCTGCAACACAGCTGGGTCAACCACAACAAACAACACAATCTAATTCACAAACAAATCAATATAATTCTGGTACAGGTCTTACATTCAATAATAGTTCTTTTGGATTTAACTCTAATAGTTTTTCAATGTCTTTAAATAATAATCAACAGACTCAAATAGTTACATTACAACAACCTAGAGTTACAATGAGACAAACTGAAGTTGAAACACCAACACAAGTATCAAGTTTTGGTGGTGTAAGTCGAGCTGGTAATCCATTATCTGAAATGATGATGCAACAAAGATTTGAAATGATGCAATCAAATGTAGAGCAACGTGGGCCCTCTGTTAATAGAAATGTACAATCAAATGAATTAGCTGGTGGTGTTGATGTTGCATCAATAGCCACACAACCAAAAGGATTTGAACTTTATTCGTTTATGATAAAAGACACAACTTTTTATCCACCTAAAGAAGTTTATAGAAACCAAAAAGTTGTTGACAATGTTATGGTCTTACGACAAATGAGTAGTGACAGGTTACACCAAGAAATGGTAGATTCACAATACAAGGAAAAATAAAATGTCAGAAGAAATTAAAGACGTTAACGCTAAAATTGATGAAGCCGAAGCGGCTGTGAAAAAATATGCTAGTAAAGATACAGTCATTAGTATTGGTGGGTATGAATTTACTCCAGCAAAATTAATGGTTGCTTTTACTTTGGTATCATCCACTTTAGGTGGGTTGTATGGTGCATTTGAAGTATATAAAGACTATCAAAGCATGAAGAAACGAATTGCCGAATATGTTGCACCAGATTTATCTGTGTTTGACAAACGTTTGGCTGTTGTAGAAGAAAATAGCCAAAAGTCTGCTGACTATACTCGTGACATTAAAACTGATTTAAAGAATGACATTCGTAGAGTTGAATCGGTAACTGAAAGCATTGAGCGTAGTGTTAAACAAACTTCTCGTGAAACTGACCAGGCAGTTAAAGATGTTCAACAAGAATTGCGTAGAAATTCTAAGGAATTGGATTCTGAAATTAAAGCTGTTAAGGCAGATGTTGATAGAGAAATTAAAGCTGTTAAGGCAGATGTTGATAGAAAAATTAAACAAGCACTAGATAATCCGTTAGCAAATAAATAAAAATTTAAGGAGTACAAAATGGCAGAAGAAAAGAAACCTCTTAGTAGAAGCGAAAGAGAAGCTCAAATTAAAGACAAAGCAGGATGGGTCATTACCGTTTTGGCTGCTTTACTGGCCATTAATACCTATATTGGTAGTGGCCTTAGTAGCAAAATATTAAATAATACTATTAAAGCAAATGACACATGGGCTTTTTATCAAGCAAAATCTATCAAACAGACTTTAGCTGAACAAAATTTATATGAAGCTAAAAAGTCTGGTGATAAACCTCGAGCTTTAGATATGTCAAATAGAATTGAACGGTATGAATCTGATCCTAAAACGGGAGAAGGTAAAAGAGAATTGATGGCTAAAGCCCGAGCATTGGAAGCAGAACGTGATGCAATACGTAAACAAACTCCTTGGTTAACATTTGCGGGTTCAGCATTTCAAATCGGTATTGTTTTATTGTCAGCAAGTATTTTAGCGGTAGTACCAGCCTTATATGTTGCCAGTATTTGGGTTGGCGCTTTTGCCGCACTATTGATGAGCCAAGGTTTATGGTTATGGATTCCTATTGGAATTTAAAATGAAAAAAACTTATCGCTCGATTTTTATATCTGATGTTCATTTGGGCACCAGAGATTGTAAGGCTGAAAAACTTAATGATTTTTTAAAACACAATTCGTGCGATACACTATATCTTGTGGGAGACATAATTGATGCTTGGAGAATACAACAAAATAACTGGCGTTGGAAACAAAGCCACACCAATGTTGTTCGCCGTGTGCTTGGCCATGCCAAGCGTGGCACTAGAGTTGTTTATGTTACTGGTAATCACGATGAATTTTTAAGACCCATGATACCTTATGGGTTTAGTTTTGGTCTTGTTGAGATACATAACCAAATAGAACACATAGGCGCTGATGGTAAACATTATCTTGTTACCCATGGCGATTTATTTGATGGCATTACACGACTAGCTCCTTGGCTAGCATTTTTAGGAGATAAAGCATATGATTTCATTCTTTCGTTTAATACAAAATTTAATTGGATACGTCATCGTTTTGGTTTTGGGTACTTTAGTCTTAGTCAGTATCTCAAAGGTAGAGTAAAAAAAGCCGTAGATTTTATATTTCAGTTTGAAAAAAATTTAGCTGCATATTGTAAAAAGCGTGGTTATGATGGTGTAATTTGTGGACATATTCATCATGCAGAGATTAAAGAGGTAGACGGCATCGTTTATATGAATGATGGTGATTGGGTTGAAAGTTGTACATCTTTGGTTGAACATCACGATGGTCGTTGGGAAATTGTAACGTGGACTCAGGAGAAAGAAAATGAAAACCAAAAAAATAATTAAAAAAATGTATCTAGCGATACTTGAGCATAATCAAAAAGAAGAAAAAAAATTGTGGCTCAAAGCAATGAAAAAATCATTAAAACATAAAAACACGTATGCCATTAAGTGATAAAATTACAATTGTTGTGCCTTGTAAAAATGAGGAAAATTACATCCGTCATTTGTTAGATTCATTACGCTCACAAAAAATTGGTGATACCAGAGTTATTATTGCTGATTGTTCTACAGACAACACCAGACAAGTCATAAAAGACAATAGTTTTGGATTGAATGTTGAAATCATTTACGGTGGGCCTGTTTCTATCGCTAAAAATAATGGTGCTCGATTAGTTACCACTCCCTACATTTTATTCATCGATGCTGATGTGAGATTTTTTAAAGATGATGTAATTAAAGATGCCGTACATAAAATTGAGTCTATGAATTTGCACCTTGTTGGACTAAACATTAAATGCTATGATAATGATAAACGAGCAAAAATTGGATTTGGCATTTTTAATGTTATAAATCATACGCTAAAATTCTTTTCTCCGTTTGCAGTTGGCGCTTTTATGTTAACACGTAAAGACAAGTTTGAAGAATTTGGCGGCTTTCCTGAAAACTTCTCCACCTCAGAAGATTATTTTTTATCGAGAATGTATAGTCCCAAAAAGTTTAGAATTATCAAACACCATTTTGGGCAAGATTCTCGTAGATTTAAGAAGATGGGTTATTTTGGAATGACTAGATACCTAATTAAGAATTTTGTTAACCGCAATAATAAGACGTATTGGGATAAAATGGATTCTTCCAAATATTGGAATTAAAATAGGCAAGTTAAAAAGATTGCCTATTTGTGGTTGACAAATTGGATAGGTAGTGTTAGAATCATATTCTAAATAAAAGTTTATAAGGATTATATCATGGCTCGTATGCTTGATGCGAACACTCTGTTTGCCGGTTCTGAACCAAGATTCTCACCTCTTGGTGAGATTGATAAAGTTGAGATGGCGAGAGCCTTGAATTGGTACTCTAATAATAAGGGCACCAAAGAAGCGTTGAAATATGCTACAGACTATTTCAAAAAGAAATTAAAAATAACCAACGTTGATTCGGCATTGAAAGATATGTCATCAACTTTTGGTTTTATTTGCCGTATTGTTACCAACGGTGGCGTACTTTCTACAAAAGACCAAGCTTGGCTCGATGCTCAAGTTGAACAGGTCAAAACAAATTCCAAAAAAACTAAACCTGTTGCAGTTGTTATCAGTTCAACAAAACCTGTTGTAACTATCCAAGACCGAATTGCTGAAAAGTCTTCAGAGTGCATCGGTGAGATGGAAGGACAAGTTGATGATATGGTTATTTCTGGATTTAAAGACATGCCATCACCTTATGGTTTGATGCACACTATGGCAATTAAAGGTGCTCACACACGTTTTATTGTTGAGTGGGCTAAAAAACGCCGAAATCAATTTGATGAGGTTTTAAATAATACTGAAGATAAAGACCTTAAAGAAGGTTATTCAAACTTTACAAAACCCAACATAAAGAAGTTTATATCCTATTTTGACCAGGTCATCTTAGATTGTCAAAAGGTCACAAATGATGGTGCAGTCACACGTAAACCACGCAAGCGCAAGGAGAAGTCTCCAGACCAGTTGGTTGCGAAGGTAAAAGTATGTGATGAATTCAAAGAGTTAAATCTCAAATCGGTAGACGCCAAACAAATTCTTGGCGCTACTCAATTATGGGTATACAATACTAAGACACGGAAACTAGGAGTCTATCAAGCTGAAGATGCTGGTGGATTTCAAGTTAAAGGAAGTTCGCTAACTAATTTTAGTGAAACAAAATCTATACAAAAGAAATTGCGTAAACCTGAAGTCTCATTACCTGAGGTGTTGAAGGCAGGAAAGGTTACATTAAGAAATTATCTTGACGGCATTCGTGCTGTTGAAGGTTTGTTAAATGGCCGATTAAATGCCGATACTATTTTATTGAGGGTGATGAAATGACATTTTATTTAAACGATGACCGTGAATATTCCGAAATCATTGAAGAATGGGTTCGAGAGTTTATATGTACAATGGATGAAGATGATGACCTTTATCCTGGCAACGATTCTGGTGATACGCCAGCTGGTGTAAAAATTATCTTTGATGGTTTTGGTGATTTGGAAATTGACAATGATGTTGATGATTATCAATATATCGAAGGCGGCAATCGGAACATGAAATCGTTTGCTGTGTTCATTCACAAAAATTCTCTTGCTGAAGAATTTCCACCACACGAAATAACACCTTGGGCTTTGATACATCGGCCAAAAGAAGAGGTTTGCATCTATGTTTGGTATGACGAAGAAAATGATGATATTGATGTTATCCCATTTGAAGAAAACAACTCTACCGAATTGGATCCTGAATTAGTTACCGAATTGATATTTGCCATTCACAAACGTGATACCGAATGATTGCCACTTTACTTTGAAAACCATGTTATAATGGCTACACTATGATAATTTTTGACTACCAACAAATCGCTATTTCAAATCTGATGGAACAAATTGGTTCTTCAAAGACCTCGGTCGATGAAAATCTGGTTCGCCACATGATTCTGAATACCATCCGTACCTACGTTAAGAAGTTTAAAGAGTCCCATGGACCTGAGATTATTATCGCTTGTGATAATCGAAACTACTGGCGCAAGGCTTATTTTCCACACTACAAAGCAGGCCGCAAGAAAGCTCGTGATTCTTCTGGACACGACTGGTCATCCATTTTTGATTCTCTAAACAAAATTCGTACTGAGATGAAAGAAAATTCACCATATAAAGTGATTGACGTTGACGGCGCTGAAGCTGATGATGTAATTGGTGTATTAGTGCAGAAATATGCTGGTACACAAAAGATTATGATTCTTTCTAGCGATAAAGACTTTGCTCAACTACAACGTTATCCTAATGTTGAGCAATTCTCTCCTATTTTAAAAAAGTACATTAAAGAACCTCTACCTTTGGTTCAATTAAAACAAATGATTATTCGAGGTGATAAGAGTGACGGCATTCCAAACATTCTTTCTGCTGATAGTACAATCGTTGATGGTGTTCGCCAAAAGCCTATTACTGAAGCTAAGATTATTGTTTGGATGAACCAAGAACCTAAAGATTTCTGTAATGAAGACATGTTACGTAATTATTCACGTAATGAGTTAATGATTGACCTGACTAAAATTCCGGCCAACGTTTCTGAAAACATCCTAAATACATATGAAAACTCTAAGGGTAAAACCAAACAAGAGTTTATGAACTATATGATTGCTAATCGATTGAAGAATCTAATCGAAGTAGCACATGAATTTTAAATGAGAAAACTATGAGCTCCGAAAAACTATATTCTGAAATTTTTGAAGAATTTGATAAAAGTGCAAACAAAGCGGAACGTATTGCTGTCTTACGTAAGTATGACCATCCTCGCTTTCGTTCTTTTCTTCAAGCTGCCTTTCTTCCAGGCATTGAGTTTGATGTAACTATTCCAAAATACCGTCCAGCTATAGAACCTGCTGGAATGAATTTTGCTTATCTCGATTCTGAAATGTCAAAATTGTACCGTTTCATTAAGAATCATCCAGCACGACCAGAGGGTCTAACAGGTAAGCGCCAAGAAAATTTGCTTACATCATTGTTAGAATCTTTACATGAGTCAGAAGCAGCACTAATGGTTAAATTAATTAAACGTGATTTGGGCATTAAGTATCTTACTCCTAATCTTGTTAATGAAGCATTTCCTGGACTTGTATGAAAGTTGCAGTAGTTACTCCAACAATTGGTTCAGAGCATCTGTCAAAAGCAATTGCTAGTGTTGATTCTCAGACCTATAAAGATATAACACATTATGTTTTTGCCGATGGCGCAGAACATTTAAGTAAGATAGAACCACAATTAGAAGGTGCTACTAAAGTACGTAAGATTGTATTGGAAGAAAATGTTGGAAAAGGCTGGTACGGCCATCGTGCATATGCTGCTAGTAGTTTTCTTGTTAATGCTGATATAATTTGTTATTTGGATGAAGACAATTGGTATGAACCATGTCACGTTCAAAAGATAGTAGAAAAAATCCAAAAAGGAAATGATTGGGTATATTCTCTCCGAAAAATTTATGATAATGAAGGAAATTTAATCTGTGAAGACAATTGCGAATCTCTTGGAAAATGGCCTGTATATTTTAGTGATGAAGTATTCCACATTGATACTTCAAGTTTTGGAATACGGCGTGATATTGCTGTTCGCATTGGGCATGCTTGGTACGGCCAATGGGGCGCCGATAGACAATTTTTTGGTGCTCTAAAACAAAATTTTAATAAGTATGAATGTACCAACTCATACACGATGAATTATCGTTTGGATGGAAATCCAAAATCTGTTACAAAAGAATTCTTTGAAAAAGGAAACGCCATGACAAAGGAAAAATATCCTGATGGTTATCCTTGGACAAAAAACAAATTGGTCGATATTGGACCTGGCATTTCTATAATTGAATGAGAATATAAAACATGGCAAAAATTAATGACGATTTACCGATAACTGCTACGGATCTTATTGACTTAGGTCTATTAAAAAACCATGTCCACATGCTTACGGGTGTGGTTGATGATATGACTATGGATGCTGCTATTCGCTGGATAGTATATGAAAATTTAGACACAGCAAAAGATAAGGTACTGACTCTTTATATCAATTCAATGGGTGGCAGTTTAACCGATGCTTTTGCTTTGATAGATGTTATGCGTACTTCAAAATATCCTATCCGAACAATTGGTATTGGTAATGTTATGAGTGCAGCTTTTATGATTTTTGCAGCTGGTACAAACGGCCAACGTTATATCGCAAAAAATACAAGTATTCTTTGCCATCAGTTTAGTGAAGATGTTGAAGGAAAGTTCCACGACATTAAAGCTATGATGCGTGAAAGTGAGAATATTAACTCTCGTATGGTAGACCTGTTAAAAGAATGTACAGGCTTATCACCTAGAGTTATTAAGACCAAACTTCTTCCGCCTAGTGATGTTTGGCTATCAGTAGAAGAACTTGTAAAGCTAGGTGTAGCAGACCATATCCTGTGAAGGATTAGTGAGAAAGAAGATGCAAGCTGGTGGTAAGAAGGTTTTAAAACCTGAGAAGACTAAGTTTCGGCAAGATGATGAATACAATTTTGTGAACTTAAAAAAGAAACCAAAGAAAAAAGATAAATCTGTTTATCGACTATTGAGACAGGAAAAAGATTATGTCATTTAGGGATAACTTAAAAATTGAAATTGCTAATCTCGAAAAAGAGATAGCTGAATCCAAGACTCAAAATCTTGAGCTTGAAAATAAACTCTTGAAATTAAAACTGTCCGAAATGGAAGAGGACATGCGTGAAGATACGATTCCCACGCAAACCTTGCTCAAAGGTTAGTAACCACTAACTTGGCGGAGAGTGTTGCAGAAAAACAACACTCTCCATTTATGCCTTGACAATTCGGTGTCACCATGATAGGATGGCACCATGTTAGAAATTCTCAAAGAAACTACAGTATGGAACACGGATTCTTCCGTGCCAAATCATACTTACCTGCTCGATGGCGATAAACTGATTGCTTACGCAAAATTCGGTTCCGATGAAATCGTCATTTCCAAAACACAAATAAAAATCAGCAAACGGTATCGCACCTTTGTCCGTGATTCGCACCTTGGTCTCAAAAAACTAATTGTTACCAAACCGCCAGAATCTGGCGTCCGTACGTTTAAAATCAATTCTAAAGAAAAAGAGTACTTTGTTACTCTAAAAGAAAAAAGTAATACTTTTTCATGCACCTGTACAGGTTTTCAATTTCGTGGCAAGTGTAAACACGTTGAGGCAGTTGTTGCTAAAATACAACAACCAAGCGCTTGACAATTCGGCACTTATAGGTTACAATGGATCCATAGATTGAGAAAGCGAGTTAAGAATGAAAGATAAATTGAGTTGGGAATTACAGGCTTATGGTTCACCAGAAGCGAAAATTATTGAATCTGTGGAATCTTCCATGACGTTCAAATTTTCTGGCCCTGGCATGGTGATTGCTTCTTATTTGTCCGATGCTCAAGAAATGTTAGAGCACGACAATAAAAATGCTGCTCGTCAATATATCAATATTGCTAAAATGTTGATGATGAATTATGACCTTGGTTTCAAACGTGCTTAAGGAATAAAATGTCTGCTCTAAAAGAAT